GTAGGCAAATTCCAGGTTTTTGCAAAGTAAAACTAATTTACATATAGATAACTAAAAATAAGCAATTATAACAAGAGGGGGCGACAACGGGAACACCTTTAAATAAAGGGGTTTTCGTGGCCTACAAAGGCCTAAAATTCTTTATATGTATAAAGTAACAAGCCAACGAAATAAACGGCTTGCAAGGGGTATAGACCCCCTTTTGAGAAGTCTAAAGACTATGCTGACCTCACATCGGAATTTTTCAATTTTTTGTATTCACGATTTTAACATTTAGTGTTAAAAGTTTAACATTTGTCGATTAAGTTTTGTTAAGGATTGAAGAATAATTGTACACAGGCGAGTGAAAATTATACATTTGCTTGGAAGTCTAGTGTTTATCGGGTATTTTTGCGGAGTGAATGTATAAAATGTAGTAATTGTATATATAATATATTAAATGTATAGGATATATGATTATTATTATATAGAATATTAAAATATAGTAATATAGTACATGAATTGCGAAGAAAATTTTCTTAACTCACGGATTATCAAGGACTTACGTTCGAACCTGAATCCTACACAGGTTTTATACGCATACCAGCATCCGAGGAAGAACTTTCGTTTATATGGTTATTCAGATGTATTGCGTGATGCGTGTGCGAAGACGTTTTATTGGCGTAACGGTGAGGTCTATGCCTTTGACGGTCGTGTGTGGTTACCGTTTGATGTCGAGGTGTTGAAATACCTTGTTCGTGATGCGTTGGTTGATGCTGCAGGTGTCGGTGGTGATGTCATCAAGAGTGACTGGGTAGACAGTGAGCGGAAGATTTTCGGTTATGCCATGGATGGTATCAGGAGTCATGTGATGGAGTACAATGGTTCTTTGGTTGGATTTTCGAATGGTGTTTGGGACTTTAGCGATATGCATAATCCTGTTCGTTATGATTTCGGTTCTCACAGTGCGGTGACTAACTTATTGGGTTATAAGTATGATCCTGAGGCTGTTTGTCCTGTTTGGAGGAATTTCTTATGTGAGATGCTCAGTAATGATGACATTGAGTTGCTGCAGAAGTTCATGGCTTTAGGGTGCTATGACAGGAAGAGTCTTGGCAGGTCTGTTGAGGAGTCGTTGTGGTTGATTGGCTCAGGTGCTAATGGTAAGACTACGATCCAGAACGTGATAAGGCTTGTCTTTGGTGAATGGAATGTGTCGTCTACGCGCCTAGATGCTTTATTGGATAGGAATATTGATGCGCGTATGCGTGCGATGGGTGCTATTGAGGGTAAGATTTTCAACATGTGCCAGGAGATAAGCGGTACTGATATTGAGAAGGGTTCTGACGTGTTCAAGTCTCTTGTCAGTGGTGAGCCTCAGGATGTCCGTGGCATTGGAAGGAATATCAGGACGGCTTATGACATCCCTTACCTGATTTTCTCGATGAACCAAATGCCGTCAAACAGGAAGATGGACAAGGCTTTCGCCCGCAGGATGGTCAGGATTGACTTCCGGTCATCGGTGAAGCGTCAGGATATGGATCGTCTGCTGCTTAATAAGCTCATTGGTGAGTTGAGCGGTATCCGTAACTGGGTCATGCAGGGATGGTACAAGCTTGAGAGGGATAATTTCTCTGTGAAGTGTCCTTCCGACAGCGACAGGATGACCGACGAGGAGATAGAGATGCACATAAGCAATGGCCAGACGGTGGACGTGTGGCTTGACCAATGGGCTTTCATGTGGCCGTCGAAGCATGTCGGCCATGATGCCGACGAGGTATGCCTGGACATCCGTGCCGTGGATCTCTATCAGGATTATGCGTCATACTGCCAGCATAACCTGATGTGCCAGCCTGAGACGGCTAACTCCTTTGGCCGTCAGATGCATGACAGACTGAATTTCGAGTCGAAGCGCAAGGCTCAGGGACGCTATTACAGGGTTTATTGTGACAAGAGTAATCGTTTTAACGTGACAAAATAGAAGATTTATGGAACAGACTGAGAAGAAAAAGAGGTGGCGTCCGTCGCTGGGAGCGTACAGGGCGTTGGAGAGTGAGTGTAGCGAGCTGCGCGAGAAGGTGTCGGCTCTTCGTAAGGATATTGACAGGAAGAATGCGGATGTGAAGAGGCTGAGGCGTGATCTCGCTGCTTCCTCGAAGGGCGAGCTCGTCGGTACTCTGCTTGATGAGAACAAGGATCTGCGTAAGGAGCTTACCGAGCAGAAGGAAGGCTTCGAGCGTCTGCAAAAGAGCTGCGACATGTGGAAGAACAAGAACCATGAGCTTGAGAGGCTCCATGCCTGTGATGCCGACAAGATCGAGACGCTGACGAAGAGCGAGGATTTCCTGTCAGGTGAGGTAGACCGCCTTCGCGAGGAGCTTGGCAAGGAGAATCGTGAGTGCGAGGATCTGCAGCGCGAGGTGGAGTATCTGCGCAACCGTGGATTTTGGGGACGTTTATTTAACAAGTAGCGTTATGGATGACGATGACAAGCTTATCAACAAGAATCTCATCGCGAGGCAGATAGGCCGTGCCGTGAGTGAGTGGGTCAAGAAGAACTCCATCGATGAGGATGTCTATGTCGTTGCGGAGGTTAGCCGTCCTACGCTCTATGTCGACGAGGACGGAGTGACGCACACAGGACCTCTCATCAAGGTAAATGTCGAGATGGCCGACGATGATGATGAAGACGATGATTATTAACTTTTAAATATTTGAATTATGGCAATTAGAGAACAGAAAAGACCTTATGCGCCTCATCCTGAGGTTCATGAGACGGATTACGGTGCAAAGTTCGTGAAGGTTTCCACAGAGACGAAGGAAGAGCCAGAGGTAGTTACCTTGGATCAGCAGAAGGAGGCCCTGGAAGAGCAGTTAAAGGCTCAGGAGGTGGTTGACGAGACCATCATCGAGGCTGCTGCACCTGTAGAGAAGAAGGATGTCAAACCGTCTGCCAAGAAGAAGGGCGGCAGACCAAAGAAGGCTGCGAAATGACGGACATTGAGAGACTAGAGAGACGTGTTACTGAGCTTGAGGAGTGCTTTGAGGCACAGACAAGTGTCATTAATTTCCTCCTTGAGACATGTGTGAACCAAGAGTTCATTGCAAAACTTGATAAACTGGCGAAATATGGCAAAGGAAAGAAAAAAGCTTCTGAGTAAGGGCAATCCGCTTATCATCCCGTTCGGTAAACCTGCCCGTATCAACAATTTCAAGCTGTGGCGAGGCAACTATGTCTTGGCATCAGGGAAGGAGAAGACCATGGTGGAGTGTATCCATATCTCCACGCTTGACGGATCGTGGATGACACGCATCCCTTCCACCTCCCAGATGTTCTCCACCATATGCAACGGCTATGCCACTGTTGATGAGAACTTTCGCGACCAGTTCCTTGGCATGATATTCTCAAATATCTACAATATGTCGAACATCCCTTCGGAAGCCTTGCATGATGCCTTCTTCTTCCTGCAGGAGATGATGTCATTCCCTTATATGATGCTTTCAGAGAAGGAGATGGAGAAGCGTATGAAGGAGAATATGAAGAAACTTGGCACAGACAAGGCGAAGGCTAAGGAGCATATATCGAAGATGATGGAGTACCGCAGGGGACTCTATGAGCTTATCGAGCGCAAGAAGGCCGACTATATCGACACCTACGAGAAGCAGCAGGCCGAACGTTGGGCTAAGGAGGAGGACTCCTTGAAGCAGCTTGAGCAGGACGAGATAGCTGAGGAGGCATTGAAAGTGTTAAATAATGGAGATAGTTAGTCGTTTTTAGTTGAAATAGAGCAATTAAAATGTGATATTATGTTAATCGTTTAACAATTTAAAGTTTTTTAATTATGGAAGTAACAGTTATTGAGGTTTTGAAGCAGATGGCGGTAGCCATTCCTTCTATTCTCGTCGGCACGCAGGCCATCACTGCTGCCATCCACGGATTGTTCAAGATTGAGAACAGCAACGCAGTCCATGCCATCTCATGGATCGTGGCTGTGCTGGCCGGCCTCGGCTTTGTGGCCTTCAATGGGTTGGATTTCGGTCTGCCCGTAGTGTGGAACTATGTAGTTGGCGGTATCTGCGGCCTTATCACGGGCGGTGCTGCCAACGGTGTGTACGACTGGCCTGTTGTCCAGAAAATCTTCGACGCTATAACGAGGCTCTTCGGAGGAAAATAAAAGTAAAGGCGAGGATTCAAGTCCCCGCCTTTTTTCTTGCCTTTTCCATTATCTTTGCCGATTCCCTTATGATTCCGTCCATCTCCACAGGTCTTACCTCCCTTTCCTTCTTCTTCCTCATGAAGGCGTTGTAGGTGTCGAAGAGCGGACACTGGTTGCACTTGACTGGGAAGTAGAAGGTGATGGCATCCATGGCTTCCTCTGTCACGGCATCGTTCTTTCGTGTGAGGTCAGCGTATTTCATGAACATCTCTCCCCTCTCCCTTGAGTTCTCAGGCATCTGCTTGGCGATTTTGAGGATTTCCTTGGCGGTCAGCTCATTGTCGATGAGTTCTATGTCCTTCGCGTCTCCAGAGAATTCCAGGATGTTCGCGTTTGCGAGCTTCCTCTTCTCGCACAGCTCCATGAACGTGATCTTCGATGTGATTTTCTTCCTCATCGCCTGCTTCATGGTGACTGACAATGACGCGTCCTCAGGGTATGCGATGGTGTAAGCGTCTGCCTCTCCGTATCCGATGGAGATGAGGTCTGCCATCAGGAGTTCCTGAACGGTGACTCCGTGCTTCTTTGCTTCTTGTCTCTTAGATGATGATAGTTCCATATGTTATTCGGTTAAATCGTTAATGTCCTTTTCGAAGATGGGTATGGTATAGCAAACGCAGTTATAGTGTTGCGGTGGGAATGCGTCAACCTCGTCTATTGTGTGGAATCCCGTCCTTGAGTCGCACAGGTCGCAAGGGTAGTTGCTGCCCCTAAGGACGTAGTATCCGGCTGCGCCTCTCTCATCGTACATCTGTCGGTGGTATCTCATCCATGCCATCTGCTGAGTTAGTCTAGCGAAACGGATGATGTTGTTTGCCTCGGAGTTTGAGTTGCCGACGTTTCCTTTCTTCACGCCTTTTGTCCTTATGTATCTCGCCTTATACAACGATGCGTTCCTGAATGCTGCGGTCATCCCAGGCATCTGGTATACGGTATGCAGATAGCTCTTGATGAGCGAGACTACCTTTGTCGTTTCGAACTTTGCCGTCTTCGCTACTGCAATCATGGCCTCAAGGTCTTTCATGAACACCATGAGTCTCTGGTGTAGCGTAGCCTGCAGGCTCATGTTGTCGCGTCCAAGTGTGAGAATCCACAGAAGAAGGAGTGATTTTTTCTCCTTGTCCTTTGTACAGTTGGTGGAATAGTACTCTATGAGTTCCATGATGTCTTCTTCCAACTGATCCATCACCTCTGCCACTTTCTTGAACATCTCCTCGTTGTATTCTGCTGAGAGTGTAAACGAGGTAGGATCGATGTTGTACTTGTAGCAAATCTGTACAATACTCTCTGCTGCGTCCTCCATAAGGGCATCAACGAGAGAGCCGAGCGTGTTCGATACTGATTCACGCCTTAATACGAAGTTCTTTCCCGTCTTGATGTCCTTTTCTGTGACGGGTTCGTATATATCGTCAAGTTGAATTTTGATGTTTTCTGCCATTATTGTTAACCTTATTATTTCTTTTCGACTATAAATCTCATATTGTTGATAGTTATTATATCATCAGAATGCGGTGTTTTCAAAAACAGGTGTCTATCAAAACCATTCTTTTTTGCTGCTTCTGAAAGACTTTTGTATTTTTGTATAACATTGCCGTTATTATCTATTTTCAAAACATATTTCTGATGCCTTTTTGGTAAGTCTTCTGTATATTTAAAATCTTCGTTGTAGGTAAAAACATAACCGTGTGCCGTTTTGCTTTTGCCTCTCAAACATGTACTTATCAAATAACCTAGTTGCTGCTCAAGCTGTAGCACACCACATGAATATTTATTTACAAGATTTCCTTTTTTGTCATATTGGTATATTATTTTATGTTTACCTTCCATGTTTTTTCTAAGTGTCGTTCTTCTTTTTATTATTGCTTTCCCGTATGAGTTGTTATATGAATAGTCGCATCGTTCAAGATTAGACAGAACAGAATTTTGTCTATTTTCATCTTTATGATTTATACATGGAAGATTGTTCGGATTTGGAATGAAAGCATCAGCAATCAATACGTGTATGTTATGTGTCTTAACAATGCCGTCTTTCGATAAGTTGACACAGGGATATCCAGTTTGTTTACCTATCCGATTAACTAATATCTTCTCAGGATAAAATACGTTTCTCCCTAATGAGTCTATTGCATAACGTGGTAAGCGTTTTACGTAACCATTTGTGCTAATCTGATATAAACCTTCATAGCCTTTGATGTCTTTCCAAATTACTTGTTCCATAATCCCGATGTTTTTAAATTACATAATTATTCCGATGTTTTTTAAGAAAGGGAAGGCCCATCGGTTTAGCCTTGTCAGAAGTTAATTACTCTTCCTATCCCTTTCATGCTGCAAAATTAAATAATATATTTAATAAAACCAAATAAAACACTGAAAATCAACTAATTAGTTACATTAACCCAATAATGTAACGGAAGGTCTAGTGGGTTGCATTCCATTTCTCCCAATTATTTTCTCCTTCTAATCTATTTCCCCACTGATCAGTACCTACCGTCCTTGGTCTACCTCTACCTCGTCCAGTGTTCACGCTGCCTTTTCTCGCCTTAGCCTTCTTTGCCTTGTCATCATCATTCTGCTCAGTAGCCTGATTCTGGGCGTTGATGACCTCAATCTGATCTTCCGTCTGAATGTCTGAAAGCTGTTTTTGGAAGTCAAGGTTCTCATCGTTCTGCATCTCAAGACGCTGCTCCTCAAGCAGGAGGGTATGCATATCGTCCTCATGCTTTTCGTTCTGGATGCGCTCCCACTCATTGGGCGTAGAGAAATAGAACTTTTCGGATGCGGTCTGCTTTGAACAGAATCCGTTCTGAACGGCTACCGAGAGGTTCGTAGTTACCTCTTGATCATTCACGGGCAAGAATGGTACGATGTAGTATGAGATGCGTGTGTTGATGAAGTCAAGCCTGTGCTTGCATTCGATACCATATCCCCATTTGAAGATGTCAATCATCTTACGGACGAAGGCATCGTATTCTTGTGCCTCAAGCATGGCCTTGTTGTATGCATCTGAGTAGAGTAGCTTGATTGCTGCTGCAGGGGTGTCTCCAGATTTCAGCTCAGGTGCTTTGATTACCATTGACTGTGAGTAAATCTTGTCCTCAAGCATGTCGAGTTCCGTCTTGTATGCGTTTGATGCATCCTGACGATTAAGGAATTCTGCCTTTCCGTCTGTAGGGATGATAAAAATCTTGGAGGCGTATGACATATCGCTTGTTGCAATCTCCTTAATCTTCTTTCCTTCTCCGTATAGGCCAAGGATGGGCAACCCAAAGTCATGGTTACTCTG